TTGTTGGACCACGATACCCAGGATATCAAGGTGACCCGAGCAGTCAAGAATATCTAGCTGATGTGTATTATCAATTAATCGAGGAACAATGGCAGTTATGACAGAAAATTTTAATTGGTTTAGCGATAACGGCATCTACATGCCCATGATCAACGACACTGGTCGTAATATTTTTTATAAAGCCGCAATAGAATCTGCTGTTGCCGGCAAAGTTGTTTGCGACATTGGCACAGGATCGGGCCTGCTTAGTATCATTGCCGCTCGAGCTGGCGCCGATCGAGTCTATGCAGTTGAAATGGATCCGGGACGTGCGGCATTTGCACAAGATATATTCAATAAGTTAGGATTGACCAACGTTGAAGTCATCAATAACAACTTTCTAAATACAGATATTCGTGCTGACATCTTTGTCAGCGAAACGATTGGCAGTCAAGTATTCAATGAAAACATCATTGCCATTGCACAACATGCATTGCGATATGGCGGAGAATTTATTCCTGCACGATTTGATTTGCGTTTAGTGGTTTATAAAAACCATCCTATCTTTCCAATGGTGCAGTTTAGAAGTGATGCATTTGAGTTCCAGCCCGACATAGCAATAGACCCTACATACGAAGATCACATCAACACAACATTTCAAGCACAACATCGACCCGAAGATACCATATACAGAGCTAATTGTATACACGACTTGTTTAGAGAATTGCCTAAGTTCACAGATCTTAAACTAACAAAACTATACGAAACTGAAGCGTTGACAGTAGATCTAAACACAGTGGACATCAACAATATTCGTTTGCATGTACCACATTCAGCAGTTCCTTCAAATACCGATTTGTGTGCTGTGCTGTTTTGGACAGCACGGTCTGGTGAACATGCCATGGAATTAACCGACACTATTTGGGGCTATCCGTCACGCATTATACTACCACACCTGCGTCAACCCGGAGCCGACATTGAAACCTGGTATGATCACAGCATCCAAGACTGGAGATACAGTTTCTGATGAATGCAGTTTGCGTAGTAGCACATCCCGACGATTGCATTATATTCGCTCGTCCCTATATTGACAATCATCCCGAGTACAAGTGGTGCATTGTTTACCTAACATATCGGCATTTGGATCCGCGGGCACAAGAAATGACACGCTATTGGATCAAGCGTGGGGTTGGTGTACAGTTCCTGGGATTTGCGGATGACTATCAGGACCAGCTGACACAGCAATTTAACCACTGGGATCCGCTGGCAGCCGAATCGGCTTTGCGTCTTGCGGCACAGACTGCCGACCTAATACTAACACACAATCGAGATGGCGACTACGGACACATACATCACCGGTTGGTGCATGGTGCTGTTTGCCAATTGAGCATACCCCAGGTTTACTTTGCTAGTACTTTTAACTATAATACAAGGTATATTGCTACGGGCGACTTATCTTTAGACGAGTTTCCCTTACACCGCGATGTGATTGAACAGTTTAGTGACATCAACTGCGGACTTTACATAGAACAAAAATGAGAATATTAACCCTAGACAACCGTAGTTTTGAAATGAACGAAATACCCGACGAAGTAGAGGATCTTCGTTTTTGCGTATTGGACAACAGTGACCCCAAAGAACCCGATTACTTTTATATACCATTAATCTTTTTAGAATCGTTTAACAGTCCAGCACTGGTATTAAAAATTGGCGACGACATTATCAAAATGCCAGTGGATTGGCAACTGCTAATCGGAGAACCCGACTTGGGTGACTTAGAAGTTGTTCCGTTAACCAGTATTAATGATCGCGGATTCAGTGTATTTTGTTTTAACCCCATGGCTGGCTTTAGACCCGAGTTTAAAAGTGTAGAAATAGTAGACATCTATCAAGACGTTAAATGGTATTTCCCTAAACTCAAGCCGGGACAGATGTTGGCCGTTCCCTTAACTGAGAATTCTGAAAAGCCTTTGTGTGCATTCTTTGTCAAAGACATCAGCAGACAAAGCGAGGTAATCAATTACAGTAAAGTATGGTAAAAATATACGAAAGCCCCGATGGCGGCCAGACTGTATATGAACGAAATCCAGGCGAGACACAACGAGCTTTAGTTACAGATCACAGAACCTGGGACGGCAGACCTTTACATGATCATATGATGGAAGATCAACTCTGGGGGCAAATTCGTAGAATGGCTCGAACAGACGCAGTCTTGCAAGAAATACTTGAAAGTGCTATTATATACTATAACTTGAAACGAGAACATGGATAAACTAAACATCTCAAATGAAATGCTACAACTGGATCGAAAGAATCGTGCGTTCTTTGACGAGCTGACACCCGAAGAACAACGAAAGTTTAGCCCGTTTATTATGGTTCGTTGGAGTAGTGCTGTAGAAGGCAGTAGTGAATTACAGGCCTACTATTTGATCAGTACAAACGAACGATTGAATAGATACTACTTTGACATTAACACAACACAACATAAAAAGTTTCAGTGGCTATTAGCAACTACAGTAAGTCCGGGCATGGGCAAGCAATATCACAAATGGTTGGCCGCAGGCAAACGAGAAAACAACAGCAAGGTATTTAAATTTTTGCGAGAAGCCTACCCCGACTACAAAGATGACGAGATTGAAGCATTGATAAAAATCAACACTCGTGACGAAATTCGAGAGTTGGCTCGAGCACACGGCTGGGACGAGAAACGAATTAAAGCAGATCTATAATGGCACACCGTTGTAAGTATTGTAATAAAGAATTCCAGCGTGAATCTACGCTAACGTCACATGTATGTGAGAAGAAGCGTAGAGCACAACAGGAAACTGAGACCGGAGTACAACTGGGATTCCGTGCTTATCTCAGATTTTACGAAACAACACAGGGTTCTAGTAAGAACAAAACATATGAAGAATTTAGCAATAGTCCTTATTATCTTGCTTTCGTTAAATACGGTAGATATCTGGTATCTATACGGGCTGTCAATACTGCTAGTTTTACTGACTGGTTACTTAAAGCCAACAAACGCCTAGACTATTGGTGTAAAGACACACTATATGAAGAGTGGTTGCACGAATATTTGCGACGTGAAGCCGTACAAGATGCACTAGAACGAGCATTAAAGGAAATGACAAGTTATGCTGAAGAACATCCAGAGCTTAAAAACGGATTTACAGACTATTTTAGGTATTCTAACAGTAATCGCGTCTGCTATCATATTGCTACCGGTAGGATTAGTCCTTGGGTTGTATATAATTGCGCCAGCGGCATCGCGTTTCTTGATAGCCTACGTGAAGACCAAGTTACGTTGATACTGCCAATCATTGATCCCGATCACTGGCAACAGCGATTCCGTGATTATCCCGAAGATGCCAATTGGGCAAAATCAGTTTTAGAACAGGCCGGGCTGTGATAGAAGTAGTAATCAAGGAACTGTACGCTACAAAGATCATTGACATTGTACACGAGCTTCAAGCTCTGGGGCTTGTTAAAGATGTTGACTTTCAATTTGCGTACCATGCTGGAGAGCTTGACGGTAGGTTACCCGGTGAACAATGGAACAGACACACCCTATTTCGTTTTCGAGATGAAGCAACAGCAACTTGGTTTAGTTTAAGGTATTCGAAATGAAATTTAAGTCAGACATTGACGTTGACTTTGGTGATAGAGAACGTGCGCTGGCAGTTCTTGATGTTGTCCCTGCAGGTATAGTAAGAGATGGAAAACTAATAAAACACAATACCGGTGTGTATCCTACAGATATTCCAGTAGATCCATTTACAGGCACAGCCAGCATTGATCATAAGGCAGCCGAGGATCTAGGCTATGCTAAGTTGGACTTTTTGAATGTATCTTTATATACGCAGATAAAGGATGAAGCACATCTGCAACATCTAATGTCGCAAGAACCCTTATGGGACTTGTTACAACAGCGAGACTTTTGTAGTCAACTTATACATATTGGTAATCATTATGATACCATGATGAAAATGCCCGAGCCAGTCGACACGATTCCACGCATGGCCATGTTGCTGAGTGTGATACGTCCGGCCAAGCGACACTTAATCGGGCAAACTTGGCGTGATGTGGCTGAGTCAGTTTGGACTGCGCCCACAGATGATAGTTATTACTTTAAAAAGAGTCATGCTGTGGCCTATGCACATGTGGTTGCAGTACATATGAACTTGATCTGCGAACAGGTCAGTTACGGCTACAGTTAAGTTAACTTACCTTACGAACTAGGGTAATACTACGG